TAACTTTTTTACCGGATCTAAAAATGTATTTAGCTATATTAAATTTTAATGCTCCAATCTTCTCTGCCTCTGTTAATTGTGAAAAGATAGCATCGCATGTTTCTATAGGATTATCTTTGTAGTGATCCGGATTTATTTTATCGGCCATTACTTATACCTCCCATGATTTGTTTTTTGATTTGTTTTCTCTTCGGTAGTCCAAATTCCAATACCTCGCTGATCAAAGTAACCATAGGGATCCTCTCTTTTTTAGCCTGGATCTTTAGCTTACTCTTCAAATCTGCTGAAATATTAAGGAAAAGTGGGGTTAATTTAGGTTGCATATTTTTTTTCCTTTTTATTAATTTAACTCTTGACTATTTATATATCGTAAATATATATTTAGTATATGAACAATATAAGAACAACAAAAGCTAGGGAGGCTACACAAATGAAAACATGGTTAATAAAAAAAGCAGAAAAAGTTATTTGCAAAGTTAAAGCTCCACATAAAGCACAAGCTGTAATTATGGCATGGGAAAAAGTTTTTAGAATTGCAAACAGAAAACAAGTTGTAAAAAAGTTTGGCTATACTAAAACATTTTTATTTGCTGAATTAAAATTAGGATCCGAAGGATACTATATGGATAAGGGGGCTGCGTAATGAAAAAATATGTAGGTTACACTAGAGTTAGTACAGATAAGCAAGGTAAGGAAGGTTATGGATCTGCTGATCAATTACAAACTATTAATGAGTTTGTTAAGAATGATGAGCTGCTGCAAGTATTCCAGGAAGAAGAAAGTGGATCTAAAAATGATAGACCACAATTAACACAGGCCCTGGAGTTATGTAAAAAAGAAAAAGCAACTTTAGTTATTGCTAGACTTGATAGACTATCTCGTAACCTGGCATTCACAGCATCACTTATGGAAAGTAAGATTGAGTTTGTTTGTTGTGATATGCCATCAGTAAATAAATTTACGATACAAGTTTTGGCTGCTGTAGCTGAACAGTATTTAGATACTTTAAGAAAGAATACTAAATCTGCTTTGGCCCAGGCAAAAAAAAGAGGAGTTGTTTTAGGTAATACTAAAAACTTAAAACAAGCTGCACAAAAGGGTAATGCTAAAAAGAAATTGTTAGCAGATCAGAAAGCACAATCAGTTGCTAACATTATTTCAGAGCTTAAAAAGTATGGAGTAAGTACATTGTCTGAAATAGCTAAAGCTCTTAATGCAAGAGGAATTCCTACAGTTAGAAATGGTGAGTGGTATCCATCTACTGTAAAGAATTACATGGATAGATGTTCTGTTAATGTTCGTCTTTAATATAAACAAATTGTGTCTAAAAGATAAACTATATGAGATCATTTAGACACCTTAACAAAGGAGTAATGATGATTAACTTTTTTAGAAAGTTTAAAGAGCAAATTGTATTTGCCATTGAATGCATAACATTTTTAATGATGTTAGCTGCAATGTATTTTTTAACAATAGTATTATGTGCGTTGTCAGATAAGTGTGCTGCGTACTATGGAATGATGGGAGGTCTGTAATGAAACTTACTGATTATGCCAGAAGGGAAATAGGATCTAGCTCTATTCCAAGTTTAGTTTTAACCGATGAAGGTTACATAGGTTTCAATTCACCGAATGATGAATTGGAAAAGGCAATCAATGCCTTACAAGGAAAGGAAGTTATAAATGACATAGCTAACAATCCTAAAGTTAAAGCTGGTACTGTATTGGAACCAGCAATACTCAAACTATTTCACAATGAGATATTAAAGATAGGTGCTGAACAGAAAGCTCCCTCTATAAAGGTTGATGTTCCAGATAAAGCATTCTTCTTTGATGTTGATGGTGGAAAAATTGGTAGCTCCCTTGATGCTCGTATGGAGCTGGAAAGTAAATTAACCTTAATCGATCATTCTAATTCCTCCCACGAATTAAATGGTATGGGTGTGATTGAGATTAAAAACTATTCCGGAGCTGCCATTGATCCTGTGTCAGAGATCTATAAACTCCAGGTACAGGCCCAGCTCTTAACTACCGGTTATAACTATGCCATCTTGGTTAGGCTAGTTAAGGGTTGGGAGTTACAATGGTTTGTTTATAAACCTAATAAAGAAATCCAGGCAAAGTTAATTGATGCTGCTGTAGAATTTTGGCATAGAGTTGATGGTGTACTTGAAGGTGATAAGTTACATTATGCTGCTGCTAATTCTAAAGAGGCATCCAGGATCTACAAAGGTAATAGATCTAAAGATGTTGTTGATCTTAATACCAACAATGAAATGCCACAGCTTATTGATGATTATATAGCTGCTGGTAAAGCAATCAAAGCATCAAAAGAAATCCAGGACAAGGTATCAACTAGATTAAAAGAAATACTAGGTGAGAATGAGAAGGCCGAGTGTCATGGGTTTGTAATTAATCATACAACATATGAGAAGGCGAAAACTAAAATGGTTAAGGTAGAAGGTGCAGCTCCTACAGTAACTCGTAGGTTTTCAATTAAGGAAATTAATGGATGATCCTACAAAATACTTTCAAATCAATAGTTATTTATTGGCTAGAAAAGAGAGTGCCAGGCTTGTTAGAAATAAAATTTATGAAAAGACAGGCCTGGAGCTTGAGGTTCCATTCATTGAAGAGCTTATCGAGTATGTTGCAATGGCAGCTATCGAGGGCCTTAAAATACAAAACCAAATATTTACAATTCATATAGATAAAGGAGTACCAAATGAACCAGAAGGAAACGATGACGATGACGAAACACAACACTAAAAATATAGTTGAGGCTTTAAGTAAGTTTCAAGAAGAGGCTAATGTAGCAAAGAAGGAAAGTAAAAATCCTTTCTTTAAATCTACTTATGCTGCATTAGAAGATGTAATAGCAGCAGCTAATCAAGGGGCCAAGTATGGATTAGCATTCACACAAACTATTGATTACGATAAAAAGATAATCGATGGAGTAGTTGATACCACAATGTATGTAACTACAATCTTAATGCATAAGGATAGTGATACAGAAATTACATCCAGGTATTTAATTGTACCAAAAAATAATAAGTATGATGACAGCCAGGCCCTGGGATCTGCAATTACTTATGCTAAAAGATATTCTTTACAGGCTATCTATGGATTACCTAGTGAGGATGATGATGCTAACTCTTCAACACACAATCCAAAAGTAACCAAACCATCTGAAGAAGATATGAGATGGATTATTTTTTCTGAAGAGCAAAGAGCAGAGATGTTAGGCATAGTACAGAATGCAGCAGAAGATATGGAAAAGAGATTAGATCTTCTTGAGCAATTTGAAAATGATAACAAAGTTAAATGGGATCTATGTAAGAAAGCTCATCCAACAGCTGGTGATCAGATTACAGTTAAATGTTCTTATTTAAAATCACAATTAAAAAAACAAATTAAGAAGAAAGATGAGGTAAACAATGCCAAACCTAATGATAACTAAAAAACAATTAAAGGTTTTTGATTTCATAAAGAACTACCAAACAAAAGAAAGAGTACCTCCTACTGTGCGTGAGATTGCAAAGCATATGGGATGTGTTCATTCTAATGTACATCGAATGCTGCGTTTACTTGAGAGAGATAATCTTATCAAAGTACATCCAGCTAAACCAAGAGGCATTGAATTGTTATGAAAATTTTTAAGAGTAGATTTAGTAAAGAGTTTATCAAAGGTTTAATAGAGGCATTTGATGGTACTGATGATGTGGTAGTTATCACAATACCTGGATCTTCTGAACCTTACATAGATCCTTATCAAAAGTTTTACTCTGCTAATGATCCAGAACTTTCAAAGCTAGAACATAATCCAATGTTTCCATCTAATGTTGAGATCAAACCTTACGAAGAATTTTGGTTTGAAAAAAATAGAGATCGCATTGAGCATATGTTTTTAAAAAATCCAAAGGAGGATCCAAGTGGTAACTGATCAGACAAAAGAACTAGATAGATTAACAGAAGAAAATAATAATTTAAAAACAATAAACAAAGGCCACAAAGATTTAAATGGTGAGCTGCAAACTAAACTATCTAAAAAAGAACAAGAGATCGTAGCCTTGTATGAAAATGTAAAATTAAAGGACAAGACTATATCAAAATTAAAGGATAGAATTCAAGAGATAATTAAGCAG